AGGTAGGTCTAGGAAATCCCCTAGGTTAATAATTTGTGCAAGCGGGTGACCGTGATCTAACCCAACAACTTGAAGTGCTACATCCATAGCAGCCTCATCATGGAAAGGGTCTAGTGTTCCGTCTTCGTATTTACGATACCCAATCTGTGGGTCCGGTAACGCTACAGCAACTTTCCAATCGCTGCTTATTAGCGCAGGTGTGCGAACCTTAGGCTGTACTACAACAGGTTCTGCATGCTGTACTGGTTGCCACGTAGGTCCTTCACTCCACTTAGGAGAAAGAATAATTTTAGTGTCATCTGGATTAGTAGATAGACTTACCTTACTAATCTTACCTACATCTTCAGGGCTTAACCCATTAGCTTTAAGTAACTTTTCAATAGAACTAAAGCCACTGTTTGTTGACAGTTCCGACTTGGCGGTATTGTACGAATCTTCTAGCGACATGAACAGTTCCCATTTCTGTGCTCTTTGAGCGACGTTATACCGAATGTTGCACCTGCTGTTTTATATAAAGCATGAAGACTTCGTGTTGAGAAGTCATCATCATTTAAAGAATTTTCAAATGCTGCAAGATTATTTTCATCAAGGGATACAGCCCAAGCACCGACTACGCACTTGCCTGCTACGTAAGTATTTTTTATTTTAGCTTCATTATACAAAGCATCTAAACTCATTGCGCCTCCTAGTTTACTTAGTAGAGGCCTAGATTATAGGCCCCTACTAAATATTATACTCTAGATTAGTATGAAGAATCAATTCCTTGACTAAACCCACGCTTTGTTACTGGTGGGATAATTGGACTGTTTGACATTGTCATGCCAGCCTCTGGGGATGTTGACTTCATGTAGGTTGCTTTGATTGAATACGCAGCACCCTTACGTTCTCCGCCAAGTAGCACGTTTGGACGGCTAGCTTTTGTTCCCATAGCGGTTGGGTCTCCAGCTTGCTTATTGCCGCGAGGCATAAGCTTTCCTGAAGCAGGGTTAGCGGATGGTGAAGTGAACTTAGTTCCTTCTCCAGCCTTCATTGTTTGACGACCCTGTGTATTTCCTGCTGCAGCTGCAGCATCCATATCTGATTTGGCCATTTGTTAGTACCTAACTGTTAGTGAGATCTCATTGTAAAGTCTATATTAACTTACGGTGATTGTAAAGACAATCGCGCTGATTTGTCCGTCTCTAGAATCTACTGTTGTAAATCCTGGACGACAGGTCAGGTTCATACCACGGGGTGCCACATAACCACTGGCAATAGCAATTGCTTTTACTGCCTGGTTAACTGCTGAAGCACCTACAGCGCGTAGGTACACCTGAGGCTTTTCGTATAGCGCATGCGCTATAGCTGAGCCTACTGATTGAGCATTTGAGCTTGCGCTTACACGCAAAAACTTTTCTTCTGTAATATCGGTCACGAATTGTAGTCCTTTGGTTTCGATTTTTAGTCGCCCACCTAAGGAATATACTACGGTGTATCTCCGTATCCCGCTGCCCTAAGTAACCCTACAAAGTCTTCTAATCTAAGGATAGTTACCCACTCCCCAATAGAAGCCTCTCCCTGCCCGTTTAAGCGCAGTACAGCACACGGCAAGTCTTTCCCGTTATGTCGTTCCTTTAACTGCTTTATAACGGCGCTAGGATTGAAATCTTTACGGGCTTTTACTTCCCAGTCAATCCCGATTGTGCCAGTAACATCAGTACCACTGCGACCAGCACCAGTGCTCTCAGCAAATGGAAACCCATGCTCTGCAAGGTAGTTTGCAACGACTTTTTGCGACCTGTATCCACGATGTTTCCTACTCTGACTAGGCATTATGTTGTAAACTTCCGCTGTCTTGATCTTAAACCGTCTCCACCTGAAGTGCGACGAGTTAGTTCACGAGATACAACGCTGCTGTCTCTCTCAACATTAAGAGTCTTAGTCTCTAGTAGTTTACGAAAGGCATACTTGATGTCCAGGTCATGGACAAGTTCTTTCATCTCATCTGTAGCTGCAATAGTTGCTTTAGCTAAAGCTACGCGATCATTTTTACCGCCAGTCCAACCTTTCAGCATACCTGCAGCTTCGTATTGATCTACGGATCGTTGAGCTTCACGCTCATTGATAATAGATATAGCTAATACTCCAGCTAGGTGGTCATTCCACTGTGTCAGCTGCACAAAAAGATCCATCAAGCCATCATCATCTAGATCTGTAATATCTCTAGGTAGTGGTGGTATAGAGTCTTCGGGCTTAGGCGTTAATGAAAAACCTAGCTCAGTTAGAGCATCAACTACTTGCTTACTTACGCTCATATGTTTACTCCGCATCTCTAAAGGGTGCACAGCGCTTGCAACCTTTTTCAAGGTTGATGTTGCACACAGGTTCACGATCATTCTCTACAGCCCAGGCTACATCTCTAGCCTTATCAAAGATCTCAGCTGTATATTCTGCGTTGTACTTGACAACAAATTCTTTATATTCTTGGTTGGCTTTAAGCTCATAGATAAATACAATCTCATCAGGAGCTGCCTCCATTAACCCCTCCTCAACCATCAAATGACATAGGTGCAGGTAAACCTGGCCCTGTAACTGGTGAGAACGTAGAGGTGTGCGGATGTTCTTCCACACTACATCAATATCATTATTGTATTGAGCCAGCATTGCGGGCATCTCCATACGGATAGTGCCTGTACCAATAGACTTGATTTCAATCAAACAGTCATCTCCTATGCCTTTGATCCAGCCGTCAGCATGTCCACGCATCATATATTTATCGCTACGTAGCGGCACCTCGGCGTAATCCACACTTTTGTGTACATCTTTAGACACGGCCCAAGAAGTACCGGTAGAGTCTGACCACATACCGTAAAGAACTCCCATGTCTTTGAACCAGTTTTGCCACTTAGCGTGAATGGTATGTCCCTCTGCAAAGATAGACGCAAGGCGAAGCGTTGTTTTATCACGAGTTTCTACATAGTTACCTTTGATAGCGTGGTACTGTGCAATAGCACACCACTCTGATTTAATAATGTCTGAGGGATGAATATAAGACTGATCTCTTTCATCAAAAGGTTGTGCTAGGACATGGCGCTCTAAGGCACCCATCAAACGTGTTTCACGCTTGCTGCTGTTAAGGAATGCCTTAAGATCTTTGCTCGGAATTGTTGTCGGTTTTGCCATACTTACCCTCCAGGTCAAGCCATTGGTCTAGTGTTAGACCTAGCTTCTTCATCTTACGCTCTGCTGCATTTCTTTCTCTATGGGATAAGCCACCAAAGATTCCATGCAACTCTTCATTTATCAATGCTTCTTTAAGGCATTCTTTACGCACCGGGCACGGTGGTCTACCATCTTTACCCCAGCAAATTGCCTTAGCTTTATCCGCTATTGGCTTGTATAAAGCTTTGTCTCTTGGTGGAAAAAATATCTCTGTATCTTCTCCTTGACATTTAGCCTCATATCTCCAAGTCCAATCCGGATCGTCACTATATCGCACTACTCACCTCTTAATGCATTACGCATTTCAAAAAAATCCTCCTCTAGTAGTACCACATAGTTTTCACCATCAAGATGCAGGCCGAGAACCGGTGTTCTGCTATCAAGTATTGCTTCTTTGGTAATCTTTTCAAGCACTTCAGACTTGATTGTTACCGATTTCTTTCCGGTCCATTTGTGCTCAATAAGAAGATCGTCACTTCTGACGTCTCCTTTACGAGACCAAAATGCACCAGAGGCGGCACTGCGCTTGCCACCTGTTACTTTCTCTAAACGCTTTTCATGCTTTAAAGATTGCTTTTGACCCTCACTCTTCATCTGGACTCAGCATAATAACTGGTGTCGACTTGAGTGTGTCCATTACTGCTGCGGTAAGTTCTTCTCTTAGGTCAATCTCTTCACGTAGTGAATCAATAAGAGCCTGAGCACCTTGCCACTTACGCTCATTATAGTACATCCAGCCACCCCGACGATCTACGATGCCATTGAGGATGGATAGGGCAACGATTTCCTTACCGGAATCATAGCCCCCAGCGTTAACTGGTCCTCCATCTGCAAAGTAGAAGTCGAGGTAGGCTGTTTGCTGTGGCGGATAAGTCTTGTTCTTAATTGTCCGAACACGGATTGTCTGCCCCACACGGCGCTTCTCCTGTCCAGTGCCTACCTCTAGCCAATCATCGCGTTTTACTTCGCAACGAACGCTGTAGGCATAGTCTTTGCCAAGACCTCCCGGTGTTGTACGAGGATCGCCATGCATAACGCCGATCTTCATACGGTATTGGTTGATCATCATGCCCAAGACTGGGCGTTCTGAATCAATCAAATCTCTTTTAGTTGCTGATGCCACCTTACGAAAGAACTTGTTGGTGATTAAAGCTCCTCTTCCAACGGTGAACTCATCCATTTCTTTTTCATCTTCTGCTCCAGGTACGAGGGCAGGAAGAGAATCAATAACGACCATATCAACAGCCTTGCTCTCCATGAACTTAATAACCGCTTCATAAGCATCCTCCATGCTATTAGTCTCTACTAGAATAACTCTTTCGGTAATAACACCGCAGAGCTCTGCGTACTTAGAATCAAAATCTTCAGCAGCAATCCATACTGCAGTGAAGTCAGGGTTTGCTTTTTGGTTAGCTGCAATGGTGCGGAGTGCTAATGCTGTCTTGCCATGAGATGCCTCACCAACAAGCTCTACCCAACGATTCATTGGCCAACCACCACCTAATACAACATCTAGTGTTAATGAACCAGTTGTAATTCTTTTTGTAAGAACTACTTCACTGGCTGCAACGACAGTATTATGTCCCAACTTTTTATTAAGCTGTGCAACAATCTTTAATGCCTCTGAGTTAATAACTGCCATTATCCGATCCTATCTACGATTATGTTTGGATTAAATCCACCTGATTGTCCTACTTGAATAGCCTTTTGTGTTGCTCCTGAACTACTACCGCTTGGCATACCACCACCAGATCCAGTCTGTGTGATTGGGTAGCCACACTCATAGCAACGCATGCGCTGCGTACCTTGCGGAGCAAAGTAATTACCTGAACCACACTCTGGGCATGTGTCAGCTCTCCTAGCACTCTGTGCTTTGGTCACTAACTGATCTGTGTCGGGGTTGTAATTTACTTGAACATTAGGTTGTTGTGCAGGAGGTACGTATGGAACTTGTGCCCCTGGTCCTGTAGGGGGAGTTGCCTGACGAGGTGTTGTACTAGTACCTAGTCTCTTAGACCACCAATCATTATTCGACATCTGTTTCCACCTTTGATTCTAATAGTCCTAAATTAAAAAGAGTTGATATGCAGGATACTGATGAAGAGATTGCTACGATCTTAAATAGATCCACAAGTTTCTCTTCCATGTCTGAACCTAGTTGTAATGCAGACAGCTCTTCTGAATCCTTATCATCAAGAAGATAAGCTGCAGCTACAATACGTGAAGCTAGATCAGAATGAGAATCAATAAAAGGAATTAACTTTGAGAAGCGTTCTAAACGAGTCTGGCTAGCTGACTCTTCCATGTCAGCAACCTCATCAGAGATTGGAGGCAACCCTAAAGCATCTGCAATACCTTCTGCCGGCTCCAGCATAGAGTCATAAATAGCTTGACGCATAAGAATAGGTAAAGGTATATGTTTGATCTCAATCTTGTTCTTCTTTTTCTTACGCCTAAAAATCATTTGGCATCCCCCCACTTATCCACTATTTTAACATCTGCCAGCATAGGTATTGACAGGGCTTTGATGCCCTCCATAGCCTCACGAATAGCGGCTGCGGTCTCTTCAATGACCTCTTTTGGTGCAGTTGTTACTAGTTCATCGTGGATTGTAAGGATCATTGCTGCTCCATCTGGAAGCAACCCTTCCGCACGAACCATAGCAAGCTTAATTAAATCTGCAGCGGACCCTTGAATTACTGTGTTAAATGCCTGACGCTCTGCACCAGCACGCTTACCAAGTTCTTTGGATAGTAGGTCTGGAAGATAACGACGTCGATTCATATATGTAAGAGCGTAAGGAACAGGACCACGTCTACGTGTCTCTGCTACAACTTGTCGCTTGTACTTTGTTATGGCAGGAAACTTACGAGCAAAGCTGTCTAAAAGATTGCGAGCCTCTGCTCCAGATACTCCGATAGAAGTAGCAATCTTTTCTGGTCCAATACCATACATCATACCTAGTACAAGAGTCTTTGCGCCACTGCGGTCTACGCCAACAGTGTCTCCAATGGTTGTATAAATATCTACCCCATCAAGATAGTTCTGACAGAGAACTCTGTCGCCACTGAATGATGAGAGAATGCGTGGTTCAATCTGCGAGTAGTCAGCCACAACAAGCTGGTGTCCTTCCGGT